AGAAACAAGTTTTTAGTGTCGTGACATTTTGCAATTCCCAAAGAATTTATTGCAATGGAACAAGTTTATATTTTGGGCCGGATGACATCGGTGAAACCGTATTCCTAACACGCGAAGCCGCCGAGGAATCGTTGAAAGAGAGAGAGAATGAGAATGGCACGAAAATTTAAGTGGGATATGTGGGATTATGACTGCAATGGATTGGCTTATATTATTGCAAAAGATGAGTGCCCAAACAAATCAGATGTGCCACAATACATCGTAGAGGAAGACGGGGGATTGTCTTTGCGAAGATATTGTGCAAGAAGGATGGTGCAAATATATGGTACGTTCTGACTGGGACAATGCGGAAGGCCCTTGCGGAGGCTATTGTGCGCAACTTGGAACTCATAGCAATAAACATAAAGGCTGGTTCCCGGTATGGATTGTTAGAGTGGGGTATTGGTACTAGAATCATGGATGAAAGGGAGAAAAGCATGGCTGAGTATGTAAGCAAATCAACGCTGTATGCTTTATGTGGGCAAAGAGGAATCACATACCTGCATGTTTCAGACATCGACAATATGCCTGCCGCCGACGTTGCTCTGGTGGTGCATGGGAGATGGCTGTGCGCCGAAACGGACGATGAGCAATTCTTTTTGTGCAGCGTTTGTAACGATAAAGAGTATTGGGAGAACAATTACTGTCCCAACTGCGGCGCGAAAATGGACGAGGAACAGGAGGAACCAACCAATGGAAAATAACATGACGCTGAATGAATATCAGGACCTTGCAGCCAGAACCATCAACAAAGACCTGCCCGCCGCAGCAACCCTTGCGCATTCCCTGCACGAAATTGCAGCGGAATGCGGAGAAATCCATAGCCATTTCCAAAAGCTGTATCAGGGCCACGGAATCGACGACAATGCGCTGATGCTTGAAGTTGGTGATCTGCTGTGGGGAATCGCTGAGTTTTGCACCGCCAGCGGGTGGATGTTGGAAGATGTCGCACAGGCCAATGTTGAAAAGCTCAAAAAGCGATACCCTGACGGGTTCAGCGCAGACAGGAGCCTTAACCGCGATGATCCAGACATCGAAAGCATGAACCCTGTTGACAGGCAGATTTTCCGCACGTTCTGCAAGCGTTGAACAATGGCCGGGAGAAATCCCGGTCTTTTTTATTGCGTTTTTGCACTGTTTGTGATATAATGAACATGAGAAAGTATATTATTTTTGAAAGGCGGTGATTTGGTGGCGTTGACATCCAAGCAACAGGCGTTTGTTGCTGAATACTTGATAGATTTTAATGCCACTAAAGCTGCCGAGAGAGCAGGATATAGCAAAAAGACGGCAGACAAACAGGGGACGCAGTTGCTAGCAAAACCTAGTATTTCAGAAGCCATAAAAGAAGCCAAAGAAGCCCGCCAGAAACGAACAGAGATCACCCAAGACAAAGTTATTAAAGAGATAGCAAGGTATGCCTTCAATGATGCATCTGATGCCATAGACAGCGATTTCAAGCACGCAAGCAAGGCAAAGTATATTGAGATGCTATGCAAGCATTTGGGTGTTTATGATTCTGCCAACAGGTCGAATGAAGATAGGGTGACGGTGGTTATTGATGTCTAACATACGTCTTTCCTCAGTCATCGGCCCAGCCTTCCACGACATCGCCCACGACGTTTTCCGCCACGGACACACGCACTACGATCTGTCCGGCGGGCGCGGCTCGCTGAAATCATCCGCCGTGTCGCTTATGGTTCCCCTTCTGCTTGTGGCAAACCCCGGCACCCATGCGCTTGTGCTGCGGAAGGTAGGAAACACGCTGCGTGATAGCGTATACGCACAATACATGTGGGCAATCGAAAAGCTAGGCATGGCGGCATACTGGGACGCGAAAATCGCACCGCTAGAACTGATTTACAGGCCGACAGGGCAGAAGATCATGTTCCGTGGCGCTGACGATCCCATGAAGATCAAGTCCATCAAAGTACCGTTCGGCTATATCGCTGTGACCCATTTCGAGGAAAAGGACCAGTTTGCAGGGCGCAGGGAAATACGTACTATTTTGCAGTCAACCATGCGCGGCGGTTCTGTGTACTGGAATTTTGAAAGCTATAACCCGCCTATTTCACGGGATAACTGGGCTAACCTTGACAGCCTGGAGGAACGTGCCGACAGAATGTGCCACAAGTCCACGTACCTGCAAGCTCCGCCCGAATGGCTGGGAGAGCAATTCCTGCTGGAAGCTGAATACCTGAAAGAAAGCAACGAACGTGCATACCGCCATGAGTACCTTGGCGAGCCGACTGGAACAGGCGGGAACGTGTTCGAGAACCTGCGAGGAGATACCATCACGGATGACCAGATAGCGTCCTTTGACCGGGTTTATAATGGCGTTGACTGGGGTTATTACCCCGATCCGTGGGCCTTCAATCGCATGCATTATGACGCTGCAAGAAGGACTTTATACATCTTTGACGAATTGGAAACCGTGAAGAAGGGAAACAAAGAAACCGCTGAAATGCTGCTGGCCCACGGCATACAGAAAGGAGATTGGATCACGGCTGACAGCGCGGAGCCGAAAAGCGTAATGGACTATCAAAAGCTGGGCCTGACGTGCTACGGGGCAGTCAAGGGGCCGGGGAGCGTCGAATACAGCATGAAATGGCTGCAATCGCTGGATGCAATCGTGATTGATCAGAAACGGTGCCCACGGACTTGGAAGGAGTTCGCTGCGTATGAGTACGAGCGCACAAAGGACGGGGAAATCGTGAGCGGGTACCCTGACGCGAACAACCACCACATAGACGCGGTACGCTATGGCCTGGAGCGCGTCTGGAAGCGCGGCGAGCGCAGAGTAGCAAGGTAAGGAGCTGATGCAATGAAAACATATCAAGACCTGCAAGCGGTAGGCCAGAGCGAGGAAGCGCGCATGGCGTTTGTCCTGACGGCTATAAACGAGCACCGCGCCGCTAAAGAGGTCATCTATGCGCATGACGCGTTCCTGTATTACTATGGCGAGAATCCTACTATCAACCGCTATGAAAAGCTGGTGTATGATTTCAAGGGAAAGGCGCAAAGGGATATATGGTCACCCAACCACAAGATTGCAAGCCACTTCTTCGGGATGGTGGTCAAGCAGTTGTCCAACTATCTGCTTGCAAACGGCGTTTCCTTCCAGCAGGACACCACCAAGGAAAAGCTGGGCAGAAACTTTGACGAGCAGATGGTGGACGCTGCTACTTATGCGCAGATATGCGGGGTATCGTTCTGCTTCCTGAACTATGACCATGTCGAGGTTTTCAAGCTGACCGAGTTTGTGCCCCTGTATGACGAGGAAACAGGCGCTTTGATGGCTGGCATCCGCTACTGGCAGGTGGGAGACCCGTCAGAAGGCCGACCGCTGCGGGCCACTCTGTATGAAGTTGACGGTTTCACTGACTACATCCAGCGAAAAAGCCAGCCTATTGAAACGCTAAACAAAAAGCGAAAATACATGCTGGTTGCACAGCAGAGCACGGCGGACGGCCTGCAAATCGTTGACGGATGGAATTATCCGGGCTTCCCCATCGTCCCTATGAAGAACAACGAGCGCTGCAAGTCCGAGCTTGTAGGCCGTCGGAACACGGTTGACGCGCTGGACTTGGCAAGCAGCCAGCTTGTAAACAACACGGACGAAGGGAATCTGATTTACTGGGTGCTGAAAAACTGCGGCGGCATGGATGATCTGGACGACGCACAGTTTTTGCAGCAGCTGCGACAGTTGAAGGTGGTTCACGTTGACGGTGACGCGGGAGTGGATGCGGAGCCTCACGCCATAGAATCGCCGTTTGCTGGGACGCAAGCAACGATTGATGCTATCAGAAAGCAGTTGTATGAGGACTTTCAGGCATTCGACTCTGCCGCCGTCACGGCATCCAACCAAAGCGCAACGGCTATCCGGGCGAGTTATGTGCCGCTTGACCTGAAAGCAGATGATTTTGAGCGGCAGGTCACACGGTGTATTAACGGGCTTTTGGCGCTGGCCGGAATTGATGACAAGCCGAGCTATACACGCAACCAGATTGTGAACAAATCGGAGGAAGTACAGACTATCATGATGGCGGCTGAAATGCTGGGGCGGGAGTACGTTGTCAAAAAGATTTTGACTATCCTTGGGGACGCTGACCAGTTGGATGAAGTCCTTGAGAGCCTTGACAGGAACGATATGGAGCGCTTTGGAACTGAAAGCAAAAAGCAGGAGGAAAAACAAAATGGGGAAAGTCAAGAAGAAGCAATTGCTTAAGAGGATTGAAGAACTTGAAAAATCAGTAAGGCTTTTGATGGACATTCAGGCTGAAATAGCTTTGAGCGCACTAAAACATTTTGAATTTTCGCATAACGATTCAGATTCTGATGATAAAGAATTTTTGAAAGAGCTACTTCAACTGAAAGTCGTGCATGTTGATAGAGCGCCGTAGAGGTGGTGGAAGATGCCAACAGCTGATTATGGCCGCGATGAATCAGACAAGCGCCTGAAAGCCCTTGAAAAGGAAATCTATGCGCTGTACAAGGAAGCGGCTGACGGGATGGAAAAGACCATCAGGGAATACTTTGAATCTTTCCGAAAGCGTGACGCGGAAATGCTTGCCCGCTTGAAGGCTGGGGAGATCACTGAAGAATACTACAAGCAATGGCGGCTGAACCAGATAGCCCGGGGAAAGCGGTTCGAAGCGCTGCGGGACAAGATAGCCGAGCGCATGACCAACGCTAACGAGGTGGCTGCCGCGTACATCAACGACCGAACGCCCGGCATTTACAGTCTGAATGCCAACTACACGGCCTACACCATAGAACAGCTTTACGGCCAGACGGATTTCACCCTGTGGAACGAACAGGCCGTGCGCCGTCTGGCGGTAGAAAAGCCTGATGTAATGCCATACTATCCACCAGAACGGGCCATTGAGCGCGGTATAGACCTGGCGTGGGGACAGAAACAGATCAAATCCGTGGTGACAAGCTCCATACTGCGCGGACAATCGCTGAAAGGCATGGTTTCCGACCTGATGGAGCGCATACCCACCATGGAACGCGCCAGCGCTATCAGAGCGGCCCGTACAGCCTTCACAAGCGCAGAGAACGGGGGTAGGCAGGCAGCATTTGAGCGGGCGGCGGAAATGGGCATACAGGCCCGTAAAAGGTGGGTTGCAACCAAGGACAAGCGCACGAGGCGCGACCATGCTAACGCTGACGGCCAGACAGTGCCCATTGACCATCCGTTTGACATCGGTGGATATGCCATGATGTACCCCGGCGACCCTAACGGGCCGGGGAAGGAGGTATATTCGTGCAGGTGCGCAATGAGGACCGTTGAAGGTGATGACATCGAGGCAGAACCGCGCCAGATGCGAGTTAGGGACCCCAAAACGGGGAGAAACGTGCTTGTGAACGAAATGACTTATGCTGAATGGGAAAGGTGGGTTGAGAGCCGTGGGAATTGAAATCAAAGTCACAAACAACGTTAAGTTTGCACTTGATGATCTGAAATCCGCCTGCCTTCGCGCCCTTGAGCGTATGGGCCAGCAGGCAGAGGGGTACGCCATTGATCTTGTGCCCGTTGATACCGGAATGTTGCAGAACAGTTTGACGCACAAGGTCGTGCCGTCAGAGTTGACAGTATACGCGGGAAGCGATATAGAGTACGCAGTTTACGTTGAGTGCGGCACGGGAAAATACTACCCCGGTGGGCGTGATACTCCATGGGTATATCAGGACGCAAAAGGCAACTGGCACTTGACCCACGGACAGCGCGCACAGCCGTACCTAAAGCCCGCCATAGCCAACCACATAGGCACATATAAAAATATCCTCAAATCCGAAATGAAAAGAGGCTAGGGCTAGACATATCCATGAAAATGTGATATAATGGGCCACAGGGAGGTGTGCGGTGGCGGAATAGACGGCCAGCGTGCCACGCAGGTCGGTAAAACGAGACGGAATCCAAATAGATTCTGAATCGAAATAGTAGACGCTATACGTAAGGTGATGGAATCGTCGCCGAAAGAGTGCTGGCATTTTGGAGACATCACCATGTTGGGTGCAAATCCTCACCCGCGCGCAAAAAATGATAACAACCGCGACGCACAGCGGTTTTTATACAACAGTCGCCCCGAAGAACCGGGCCAATGAAAAGGAGACTGAAACCATGAGTTTGACTAGAAAAATGCTCAAGGCAATGGGCATTGAGGATGAAAAGATCGACCAGATCATCGAAGCGCACACCGAGACGGTTGACGCGCTAAAGGAGCAGCGCGACAGCTACAAGGCGGACGCTGAGAAGCTGCCGGAAGTGAAGAAAGAGCTTGACGGGCTGAAAGCTGCTGGTGATGGCGGGTACAAGGAGAAGTACGAAGCCGAGCACACCGCCTTTGAGCAGTACAAGGCCGACCAGACCGCCAAGGAAACCCGAGCCGCCAAGGAAACCGCCTACCGCGACCTGTTGAAGGCGTCCGGCGTGAGCGAAAGGCGCATTGACACCGTCATGCGGGCGTCCGGGCCTATCATTGATGGGCTGGAGCTGGCAGAGGATGGCAAGGCGAAGGACGCGGACAAGCTGACGGAAGGCATTAAGACCGAATGGGCGGACTTCATTCCCACTACCACCACACAGGGCGCGCCTACCGCGAACCCGCCTACATTGACCGAAGAACCCAACAAAGACAACTTACTGGCAGTCAGAAAGGCTATGGGGCTGCCAGTAGACTGAAAGGAGAAATGATAAATGGCGCAGAATCTTGCTGCCGCACTTTTCAAGAATTATACCCCGCTGCTTGATGAAGCCTATAAGCTTGCATCTCTGACGGCAAAGCTGGACACCGCTGACGATCTGGTGCGCTATACTTCTGGCGCGCATGAGGTTATCGTTCAGAAGATGACCTTGCAGGGCCTGGCTAACTATGACCGCGTGAATGGCTATGTTGCTGGCGAGGTATCTCTGGCGAATGAAAGCATCCCGTTCAACTACGAGCGCGGCAGAATGTTCGTGGTTGACAACATGGATAACGAGGAAACCGCTGGCGTGGCCTATGGCCGCCTTGCAGGTGAATTTCTGCGTTCCTATGTTGTGCCTGAGATTGATGCAGTTCGCTTTGCGGCCTATGCTGCAAACAAGGGCAATACTGCCGATGATGCTGCCATTGCTGAGGGCGGCTGGTACAAGAAGGTTTCCGCTGCTTGGCGAGAGCTGACTGAAAATGAAGTGCCTGAGAATGATCGGCATCTTTTCATCACTGCCGCTGGCTATGAGGATATCATGAACATGGATACCATCAAGGCCAAGACTTTCTTTGACCAGTGTGCTTCCGTTACCATTGTTCCCCAGTCCCGTTTCTATGAAACCGTAAAGCTGACTGCGAACGGTGCTGGTGGATATGCGCGTGAGACTGGCGCGAACAACATTAACTTCGAGCTGATTCACAAGCCCGCCGTCATTCAGGTGCTTAAGCATCAGGACGCGAAAGTAATTCGCCCGGAGGACAATCAGACCGCCGATGCATGGAAGTTTGGCTATCGCGTTTATGGCCTGAATGATGTGTACGAGAACAAGGTCAAGGGCATTTATGTGTCCACGTCTGACGTGACTGCGTAAGGGGCGATACGATGGGCAAGACTTGCTGGAAGAATGAAAACGGTGAAACTGTTTTCGGTGTAAAGCAGCAGGACAGCAAAACAGAAAAGCAATCCACGCAAACAAAAGTCACGAAGAAATAAGGAAAGGAGGTCAGCGCAATGCTGGAGCAAATCTTGATGGACATTAACAATCTGTTTGTGGTTCCTGATGGCAGACATGCCGGGGAGTATAGCATCAAAGGCGGCAGCATTGCGCTAGACTTCCTTGCTCCTGGGCAATACTTCTGGATTAAAGGCAGCGTGTTCAATGATGGGTTGCATGTCTATCCCGCTGCTGACCTTGCGGATGAGGACTTTGACGGCGTTGTAATCGCTATGGCGGTTCCCCAGGCATTGATAGCGCTTTCGGACGATATCAAGGCATGGGTGGACAAGAACGGGCAGGAAAGCCCGTACACGTCCGAGAGCTTTGGAGGGTATAGCTACAGCAAAGCGACCAATGCGCAGGGCATGGCGGTGGGATGGCGTGACGTTTTCCGGTCGAGGCTGAATCCGTGGCGGAAGATCAAAGGGGTGGATATATGATGGCAAGCCTTGAAGTACCTATCGAAATTAAAATGTCCGTAGATGAGGATACTGCAAACGCATGTCTAAAAATAGTGGAAATTTACGCAAACAACAATCATGCTAATGTTGTTTGCGAAAAAAATCCAGATGGGAGTTTGAGTTTTAGATATGAGCTTGCTTGATAACTACGGCAGGAAGTGCGTTCTGCTGGAAAAGAAAACTGTTCCTGACGGATTCGCAGGGTACGAAACTGTATGGGTTGACGGCATAGAGTTTCAAAACTATCAGGCTTTGGAAAGCAGCATGGAGGCCCGCATAGCCGAAAAGCAGGGCGTTACAAGCGTGTACAATGCTCTTGTAAAAAGAGACATCCCCATTGAGTATCATTCGGTTTTTCGTGACGAAACCACCAAACAGACCTACCGCGTCACGTCCGACCCTTCCGACAAGCAGGCACCGAAATCCGCTAGCTTTGACTTGAAATTCTTCACGGCTGAAAGGTGGGCGCTGACGTGACCAAGGACGAAGCACTTTTCCAGTTTTTTTCGTCCTTTGACCTGCCAGCCTATGCCGAAAACCTTGTGCCGGACGATGCGGTTTTCCCGTACCTGACGTACAGCCTGCCTATGGGGAATTGGTATGCGCAGGAAACGTCCATCACGGCCAACCTGTACTATTACGGCACCAGCGAGAAGCCAATAGCCTTGAAGGCGCGCGAGCTGTCGCAGAAGATCGGTAAAGGGCTGGGACTGACATGCGATGACGGCATTGTCTGGCTGTCACCCGGAAGCCCATTCATCCAGCCGCTAAAGGACGAAGTAAGCGACTCCATACGGCGGCGGTACATCAATATTTCAGTGAGATGGCTAACTACTATTTGAAAGAAAGGAGAAAAATGATATGGCTGATATTGGAATGATTACTCCTATCAGGGCGGAGAGCTTCGAGCAAATGATTTTTGACGCTGGAATGATGCTGAAAAACTTTAACTACGCAAGCGCAACGGATGCGGCGACCCTGGCCGAGCTGATTGCAACGGCAAAGGAAGAAGGAACTTCCCTGATGGGGGCCACCAAGGGGGGCGTGAATATCCAGAGCGTTCCGTCTTTCTGGAATGTTGAGGCTGATGGCATGCGCATGCCTTTTGTAGGCTCTAAGCGTCCAGATACAGCAGACGTGAAAATCACAGGAACATTCGTCGAGTACACCCCGGACAATGTCAAAGACGTTTTGGCCGTTGCCGATAAAACTGGAGAAGGCGCAAAAATCACTATACAGCCGCGTTTTTCCATCAAGGCAGGGGACTATATCAAGTCTCTTGTGTGGGTAGGCAATCACGGCTCTGACGGCATTGTGCTGGTGGAACTGAAAAACGCGCTTTGCACCACCGGACTGAACACCCAGACCACGGACAAGGACGTGGGCACCCTGCCCTTTGAGTTTGTGGGCCATGCGGACGATGTGTCCAGTACCGAATTGCCTATCAAGATTCTGTTTTTTGGCGTTGCTGCGTGATGGAGGATGACACATGAAACTGTCCGAAATGTCTACGGTTGACGGCTTCCAGATGACGGCGCGGCTTGTGCCGCATGTTGACGCGATCATGGCCGACCAGAATGTACGGAAGGTGATGACCGATGGAAAGAACAGAAGCGTTTTCAGCGCCTATATGGCCATGCTTGGCGCGGCTGCTGGCGCTAGGATGGATGATACCGTGGAGATTCTTGCCGCCCTGACTGGGAAAAGCGCCGATGAAATCAAGGCCCAGCCGTTCAAGGCCACGCTGGCAGACGCTAAGGCCGTATGGGACGATGACCTGAAACAGCTTTTTTTCTAACCGCCGCTGCTGGGGGTGGGCGCGTGCTTGGTGTGATCGCATCAAGCACCGTTCCGCTCACGGTTGGCGGCTTAAGCCTTATTTTGAAGGAAAAGGAAGCAGAAGAATTGGTCAAAGTAAGGCAAACAATGATACTTGAAGCCATAGCGCGCGGCCTTGGGGCCAAGGACATGCCTAGCATAGTTGATGATCTGGAAAGGCTGCGGCATGGTGCGCGGGAGAAAAGGCGCGAGAGTGGCGCGGAAACGCTATTGACTGCCGAAAAGGGCATTTTTCAGTTTTTGAGGAAGGAGGGGTAAAGCGTGGATGTATTTGCGTTGCAGGCTTCGATAAGCCTTGATACGAAAGGCTTTTCGCAGAATTTGAGCAAAGCCGAAAGCATGTTTAACAAATTGCAAAAGCCTATAAAAGCTCTTGATATCGCCATTGGAAATCTTATGGCAAATGCCATAAGTCGTGTTGCATCGTCAATTCCTGCCTTTGCGCAAAGCGTTGTAAATGCCGCCGCGATGGTAAACGCAGAGGTGGCACAGTTTGAGGCAACTTTTGGTGATCTTGGCGAAACCGCTGAAACCGTGTTTTCGGGCATGGCCGCTGATACTGGCATTGTTGCTGACCGTTTGAAAACGCTTGGAACCAAGGCTTTTGCGCAGTTCAAGGGCGCTGGCCTTGAGGCTGATGAGGCCATTATAGAAATGGACCGGCATATGCGCCTTGCGGCTGATGCGGCGGCGTACTATGATATATCATTGGAAGACGCGGACGAAAGATTGCGATCCTTTGAACGCGGAAACACCGAGGCCGGTGACGCTATCGGTCTGTTTACATCTGAAAGCCAAAGAAACTCCTACGCGCTAGAGCGCTACGGCAAAAAGTGGCTTGACCTGTCAGAGGCGCAAAAGCAAATGCTGATGTTGGATGTCGCGGAGGACATCTACAACCAAAGTGGAGCTATGGGGCAGGCGGAGCGAGAGAGCAACAACCTAGCCAACGTGCTCGGCAACCTTAGCTCTGTTTGGCAGCGTGACGTGTTGGCTGTGATAGGCGCGCCTATTGAATCCGCGTTCACGCCGTTTGCACAGGAATTGACGGAATTTTTGCAAAACGAAACAGTACAGGAAAAACTTAAAGAGTTTGGTGAAACGCTGGGCGGAATAGCAGAAATGACCTTTGACGGAATCATGGACTTCTTGAATCAGCTATTATCCAGCGGAAGCATAAGCGAAGCGTTGAAAAGCCTAGCAGAAAACGGTAGCGATGCGTGGAGCTTTCTGAAAGATATGTGGACGCTTGCTGAATGGTTAGTGAACAATCAGGCGGCATTGGTTACCGTGGCCGGGACTTTGTCGCTTTTGTGGACCGCCATGCATCCAAAATCTTTGATTTTCACCGCGTTGAGCTTGATAATCTCGAATTGGGAAACTATCAAGGAATGGGTCACTATAGCATACAATGCCATTGTTGACTTTTTCAGCATCACAATCCCAGCGGCGTGGAATAGCTTCATTGATGGCATTGTCAGCGGATGGAATAGCGTTGTTTCGTGGATTCAGTCAGCTATTGACAAGGTTAACGAATTTTTAGGGATTGAGGCTGGTGCCGCTGGAATAGGTGGTGGTGATGCGCCGTGGTATGTGCGGGAGCATCCAGAAAGGTACTCTGGATATACTCCAAAAGCCACCGGCCTGACCCGCGTGCCTTACGACAACTTCCCCGCGCTGCTGCACCGCGACGAAGCCGTACTAACCCGCACGCAGGCGGCAGACTGGCGCGCCGGGCGGTCTGGCAGCGTTGATACGTCAGCTATCGCCTCTGCGGTGTACAGCGCCGTTGTGGCGGGTATGTCTGGCGTGTCGGTGAATATGGATAGCCAGCGTGTAGGCGACATGGTGACGGGCCGTGTAAGCCAGAATATCGCTATGGCGGCATGGGAGGGTAGATATGCATGATAGGCGGACGCTATGACGTGCGGCTGAACGGCATCAGCCTGAACGACTTCGGGGAGGATGTCATCATCACCGATATCGTGGAGGATGACCCGTCAGAGGTTGAAACGGTGCAGTCAATGCCCTATGCCAATAGGAGCTACTACGCGGGCCGGGTGCGTGATGGGTTGTCTGTGACTGTGACGTTCGCTATCCGTGCCTATGGCATCATTCAGCGCACGGACATCTACAGCCGGATAGCCCAATGGGCATCAAAGCCCGGCTTCCTTGAGATCAACGACCGCACAGGGCAACGGCTGTATATCGACGCGGCAAAGTTACCGTCTGTAGGCAGTGTGCGGAATTGGACGGACACGGTATCGATACAGTTTATGGCGTACAGCAAGCCGTTTTGGGAGGGCTGTTTCACGGCCATGGCATCACAGGCAACAGCCACAACAACTGCGTCAATGGCCCTGTTTGCGCCCGGAAATGCTGAATCCTGCGTACTGGATGCGAAAATCACGGCCACAACGGCTATAACGTCGTTGACAATTTCGTGTGGAAGTGATAAATTTATTCTATCAGCAAGCATCCAGCCGGGGCAGGTGCTTGAGATATCGCACACCGATGACGGATATCTGCTGATCACGGCGAACGGCCAGAGCGCGCTTGCAGGTCGAAGCGCAGACAGCACGGATGAAATAAGGCTGGTTCCGGGCGCGTCAAACACTGTCAGCGTCACGGCCAATGGGCAGTTTACGGCGACCATATCAACAAGGGGGGCGTGGCAATGAGGCTACCGAGGCTGCTGAATGCTGATGGTTCCGAACGTGCCCGCCTCCATCCCGTCAAACTGAGTGCGACCATCAACAAGACCCCGCTTTCTGTGTCAAACATGGTTGTTTTGGCCGGGAATGATATCTTTGTTCGGGATTTTGTTGAAATCTACAAAAAAGACAAAAGCCTTGGCATCTTCCGTGTTTCGAGCGTGGGCCGAGAATCCAAAGGTACGCAAAACATCAACCTTTCGCACGGAATCGTAACGCTAGAGGACAGCGTCACCCCGGCAGAAACCACGGTGCAGGGCACGCTTTCGGCTGTTGTGGCCACCCTGCTGGGGTACCAGAAGGGTACCGCGCGATGGGTCGTTGGTAGCGTACCGAACGAGGGAGCCTACAAGCTGGAAGTGGACAGGACGAACCTGCTTCAAGCCTTCTGCGACCTGTGTAAACAGGCGCGGGATTACGTTTTTCGCTACGACCAGACCACCACGCCGTGGAAGATCAACGTATATCCTGTTGCGTCCGAAAACCTGTCAGAATGCCGTATCAGCCGTAACGCGTCAAGCCCACGTATGACAATCGACGAAAGCGATCTATGCACACGAGTGGTCGCCCCGCAACTTGACAACGGCTATATGGACGCTGATACCGTCGGTACGTGGGGCATCGTTGAGCGTGACTTGGGTGTAGCTGATGACAGCGACGCGGCAGAGGTTAAAAAGTACGCTGCGGAAGTGCTGGAAGCACGCAAAAACCCCGCTATCAGCGTTGAGATTGACGCGTTTGAGCTGTCTGACCGCACAGGCGACCCTATAGACCGCTTTGAAATCGGGTACAGGTGCCGGGTGGCTATGGCGGGCATAGGAACTTCGGTGCTCGAGACGATTGAAAGCCTGTACTACTATGATTTGTTGTCACAGCCTGACGTGGTGACTATCACACTAGCCAACAAGCCGCGCGACGTGAGCAAAAGCCTAGCTTCTCTTGCGAACCAGACAAGCGGGCTGACCAGCACTGTTACAAAACAGGGTAGCAGAATTCGTTCCAACTCAAACGCAATTGACGACAATAAACAATTCATCATCAGGGACCGTGAAATCATCGACCTGCATACAAAGACCATAGAGGAACAGGGGCTTGTGCTGAAAGAGGCTGAAATCCAACTTGGTGACGCGAAAATCACACTTGAGGCACACCAGCAGACGCTAACGGAGCAGGGGAAAAGGCTGTCAAGCGCCGAAATCCGGTTGGATGGTGCCGAGGCCAATATCCTGCTTAAGGTGAGCAAGGATGAAGTGATATCATCTATTAACCTTTCGCCCGAGGCAATCACGATTCAGGCTGCCAAGATCAACCTTGAGGGGTATGTGACGGCGACACAGCTTTCTACTGAGATAGCAGCGATAAAGAACAGCTTTTCAGACATGGTTTCCACTAAAGTACTATACGCCCAAAGTACATTTCAGTACCAGGGATGGACTGTCGGGCTAAGTGAAAACAAGTTCGTTACCAGCGTTCGATTCCCGACGCTATCTTCACAACGGATAAGCCGGCTCATCGATGATGACGCCTATGTTGTTGTCGGGTTCGCACAGAACGGTAGTTATTCAAGCGACAACTACCGGTATTTATCGTACTAAAACGGAGGAGCACGCAATGAAAGATATGCACCTATGGCTGAAAGCCATTAAGGACAAACTCTCCACGGTTCGGGTGTGCGGTCAAGATGACGTTAATTCCATGACCGCCGTGTTTAACACGCTGGATGACCTGATTGACAAAGCGAGACAGGAGGCGGCGCAGAATGAAGCTAACAACCAGCAAGAATAAAGAATACACTGTATCTTGGGCCGGGCAGTCCCTGACAAAAAGCCGGGAACTGCTGATCCAAATGCCGGAGATACGCCCGCTGGTGAAGCTGATCGGCGAGTTTGACGGCATCGAGTGGGCCAAGACAAGCGGGCCAGACGGACAGCCTGATAGGGAATTCAAGGGGACCATGCACATCAAGGCGGCATCGCGCCTCGAGAATGGTAATGTGCTGATCACGCTGGAAATGGAGGCGGAATCCGAATGAGTGTGGCGATGAAACTCGCGTACAAGCAGGACATCAAAGACCCGCTTGTAACTCAAGCGCCCGTTACTTTGCTTATGCAGGGTGACAATCAGGCGAATGTGATCGAGCTGACGCTAATGGACGGCGCGTCCCCCGCCAGCCTTTCCGGGTACACCGCGACGGTGTACCTGCAACGAGCGGACGGCGTGCAGGTGCGTTGTCCGGGCACCGTGTCCGGGAATGTGGCTACCGTGACACTGCAAGCCGAGTGCTACAGCGTTCCGGGGCAGTATGCCGCTATCATGAAACTGAGCGGGCCGAACGAGCTAAGGACGGTCCTGCGTCTGGCCGGGTACGTCGAAAGCGACGGACAAGGCTCTATTATTGACCCCAGCGGCAGCATACCGAGCTATGAGGACATTGAGCGAATCATGCAAGAGCTCGAGGAAGCCTTGCAGCGGGCAGAAACCGCTATATCTGGTGCGAATGCTGCCGCGCAGAATGCGAACGAAAAGGCCGCGATAGCTGATACAGCCGCCGGAAACGCCAATGCGGCGACTGGGAATGCTAATGAGGGCGCTGGAAGGGCGAACAAAGCAGCGGCTAGCATCGAGGGCTTGACTGTTGAAGCGTCCGACGTGGCCTACAACAAGCCTGCGACGGCGACAGTGACGGACGTTGACGGGCACAAGCATATTGCGTTCGGGCTTCGGCAGGGAGTGCCGGGGCCTGTGCCGACACTTACGTTCACGGCCAAAACAGGCAATCCAGGCACGGATGTCGTTGTTGAGCAGTCTGGTACGCCAGACGCGCCCGTTGTGGGCCTAACTATACCGCGCGGGGACCCCGGCGAGGGAGCGGTTTCGACTGTTGACGGGTTAACGCCCGTGTCTGGCGGAAACGTGGAGTTGAGCGCTGTGCGGTATGTGGCGCAGACGCTTGAGGACGCGCAGAAAGTGCAGGCTCGAAAAAATATTGGTGTTGACGGGCAGATTTACCCATGCACGGCGGCCGCGCTTGAGGCCATGTCTCAGGAGCAGCAGGCAGAGCTGTATACACAGGGATACCGTGCCATCAAGACTGAGAACAACGGCACGGTGGTCTTGCTTGGGTTGGGGTCTGACGGTAGCCTTGAGTGGCTGGGGTGCAACGAGCCACGCGGGAGTTTGTTGGACAACGAGAATTTCGCCATCGCGCAGGCGGGATACGGCGGCACGCACGGCACGAATAGATACGCGGCGGATAGGTGGCTATCCGAAAACGATCCGTTACAAATATCAAATCAAGATGGAATCCTGGAATTAGAAAATAGTTCCAACGAACAATGTGTAGTGTTACAAAAGAATACCATAGATGCTTTGACGAAGTTGCTGGGGAAATATATCACGTTAGCTATTTGTCTTTCGAACGATGAAATATATTGTTCATCGAGCCTGCTACCATCGGAAATTCCACAGTCAACATCGATTTACGCCGAAACTAATCTTGAGTTTGGATCACTTAGTTTTGTGCTATTTCCTTCCGAAATGTCTTATCAATTCGCTAGAATACAAATTCTTCCTCAAAAAATGGTATCCATAAAATGGATAAGATTGCTTTTGGGAAGCTACACACCCAAAACCCTTCCGCCGTGGGAAGCGCCGAATAAAACATTGGAAACGCTTAAATGTCAGCATTTTGCACAGATTCTATCATCCAATAGTGTTAATGCGCTCGATCTTCGTCCGACTATGCGTCTTTCTAATCCGACAATTACCCAGATTTCCGACGGGAAATATCTTTATAGTTGCGATTTATAAGGGGGCGATATATTGGAATTTGAACCTATTGTTTACACTGTGTTGATCAAAGTAGACAGCGAGAGCCGTATAACAGAAATTGATAGCAGCGCGTTTCTCGTAGACACCACGGGCTGGGTGCAGATCGACGAGGGTGTTGGCGACAAGTACCACCACGCGCAGGGGAACTATTTGCCCGCGCCTCTGTACGATGAGCGATTCATTCCCCGATATACATACGTTCCTGACGGGGACCCCAAATGGAGGGAGCGCACGCAGGAGGAAATGGACGCGGATTATGTGCCGCCGCAACCTGTAAAAACTGTTGATGAGTTGGCGGCGGAAAACGAATTGTTGCGTGCGCAGGTGCAGGCGCTTTCTGATCGTGGGGAATTCATCGAGGACTGCATAGCGGAAATGGCGATGCAGGTGTATCAATGATGGCGGCGCTCGCGTCGTTTGTCATAAAAATCATATTTGGAAAGGACTGGTGTATTGTGATGGCTATGTTTTTCGCGCAACGGGTGATTCTTGGCAAGACCGCGTATGCGGATGTTCCTCCCGTGCTCAAGCCGCAAGTGAAAGAGCTGCTTGAGGATAGCGGGCTTGGCGATTTGGCGACCGAATAAGCATGTGGGCGGAAGGGCGGGATACGTGTGGTGCATTGGATTTGGATTCCTGCGAGTCTGTTCGCAGGCGCGTTTATGACGCTGCTTGCGCTGTCCTTGTGCAAAGCGGGGAGGGATAATTGATGGTTGGACTTGATGCATTCCTGCGAGGTGTGCAGGAGATCAAAGCGGAGGCCCCAACGTATCGTCTTGGCGGGGATGGTTCTGATGGTACTTGTGATTGCATCGGCTTGATTATCGGCGCTATCCGTCGCGCTGGGGGTAAATGGCCCGGCACCCATGGCAGCAACTATGCGGCGCGGTTCGCCGTTGGCGGTATGATGCGGAATGTAAGCGCGGCAGAGCTTGAACCTGGCTGGATCGTGTTCAAGGCTCACGGTCCACTTGATGCGGGGTATGATCTGCCAGACAAATACCGCGTTGGCGGCGCGTCTTATACTGGCGACGTGATGGACTACTATCATGTAGGCGTTGTGACCAGCATTGAGCCGTTGAACATCACCCACTGCACAGAGGGTGGGGGAGTAAACGGCGTGACGGTTGACACACGGCAGGGTGATTGGCGGTATGCGGCGCTGTGCACGATGGTGGACTATTCTGATTCTGATGGAGGCGGCGAGGATATGGAGGAACGGAGCGCAGTGGTGGTGAGCGGGGACGGCAACCCGGTAAAGCTGCGGTCTACGCCATCGACAGACAAGCCCTATCTGGCGAAGGTGCCGGTGGGCACGGTGGTGGAAGTGATGCAGGACGCTCAAGGCTGGGCGCAAGTGCGACTTCCGTCCGGGCAGGTTGGGTACATGATGTCTAAATTCTTGGCGATCGAGGATTCTGGTGAAGAACCGGAGAATGGGCAGGGCGGCGCACCTGACAGGTCTTTTGAGACGGAAGTGCTTGACAGACTGGAAGGAATCCAGAGAACGCTTGATGCGGTACTTGACGCTGTGACGAATGGGTGATATAATGCAGAAAGGAGGCGATAAAATGAAAATCAACTGGCTTGTGCGAATCAAAAATAAAGCGTTTTGGGTGGCCTTTGTTCCGGCTGTGCTGCTGCTGATCCAGACCGTGGCGTCGCTGTTTGGATTTCAAATTGATCTTGGCGAGATCGGTGACAAAATTCTGGCCATTGTCAATGCGGCATTTGTTGTGCTGGCCATTCTTGGCATTGTTGCGGACCCCACGACAGAGGGAGTTTCCGACAGCGAGCAGGCCATGACTTACACCGTGCCGAAGGATGATGCGTGATGAACAGCATTCCGCTTACGCTGGAAACTGTGGCGACTAGGCTTACTATACTTGAACAATCAGCGCACGAAAACAGCGAAAATCACGGAAAGATATATGCCCGTATTGAAGCTGTAGAGAAGGGACAAGCTGTCATCAACGGCAGCTTGTCCAATATCGAAAAGGTGTGCGCTGCTATTTCTGCGGACGTCAAGGCACTAAAAGAGAGGCCTGCGAAGCGATATGAGACTATCGTGGTAGCGGCCATTCAGGGCGTAATAACGCTGATTATTGGTGGTATTGCGATTTTGAGAAGGTGATTTGTGATGCAGGAAAAAATTTCAGAATTGCAAAACGAGGCCCTAGAGGCGGCGGCGGAGCATATCAGGCAGCAGCGCACGAGAAACGCGAACAGCCGTTTGGTTGCTGTGTGTCTCACGTGCTTGCTGGTTGTTGCCATGATCTGCGCCACGGTGCTGGGGTGTACTGCTATCATGGCCCAGCAAGAAACCATCATGGAAACAGCAGTACGCGCTGAACATGCAGTATGCGGGGCTGTGTGATCTTCTGTACGGTGCTGAAATTGTGACGGAATATGCCGACACAGGAGACGGAGACAACGGAACGGCTGTTGTTGGTGACGGAAATGTTTTTGCAGGTGGTAATTATAATGGCGAAAGCAATTAAAGTTACCGTTAAAACATCGTCTAAAAACTCGTCATCCTCCGGCACCGTAGCCTGTAACATGTGCAAAGGAACTGGAAAGTTGCCCAAAGGCTACAACAAGAAAAAGTGATGCCATGGACGAAAAGAAAATCCTTGCTTTCCTGCATTATCCCGCGTCCGTTCTGGTTGATCTGGCCGTATCAATGGCGAATCTCACATGGCAGGAAGAAGCCGCCGTAACCCTGTGCGGACGGAAAGGAATGACACAGGAAAAGGCGGCAGAAAAGACAGGTTGTAGCCCTGACAGCATGCACCGATGGTACAGGCGCGGCATTGAAAAGCTATCGGCGGCATGGGCCGGATTCCCGTGGATCGAAAAACTAATACAATGAGCGTTCACATTGTGGGCGCTCTTTTTTTATGCCCAAAAATAAGCGGAAACAAAGCGATTCTGTGCGGTGGTGCATCTGTTAAAAACATAATATCATGATCGCAACAGGAGGGCATGCAGGCCGGGAAAGCCGGATTCCATTTGATGGTCTGTGTGTTCTCTTTTTTGGAGGTGACAGCGGTGTACAGTCCTTATAATCCGTATGGATATCTTTTCCCGCAAAACGCACAGCAACAGCCTTTCATGCCGGGCATGCAGCAGGGGATGCAACCCAGCATGCAACAGCCCATGCAATCGACCATACAGGCCCAGCAGCAGGCCAATAGCTCGCCCGTGGTGATGCAGGTGCCCTCCATCAAACAGGTGGAGCAAGCGCCCGTACAGCCCGGCGGAAAGGCCCTTGTGCTGGTGGCAAACGAACCAGTCATCGCAATGCGTACAGCCGACAACATGGGGTTGACTACCACCGACTACTATCACATCGAGAAATTCGACCCGGACGTGGCTGTGCCCGTTCCCGTTGGCGATTTTGTGCCGCGTTCAGAATTTAACCAGACCATACAGACGCTTGCACAGCAGATTCAACAGCTTCAAAAGCCCGTTGCGACCGCTGAAAAGGAGGCCGCGAAGAAATGAGCAATCCGCTAATGGGTGTCATGGGCGGAGGGCCTACAAACAACGGCATGGCCCGCCTGATGAATATTGCCAGAATGGTAAAAAACGGGAACCCTGAGCAGATAGCACAAAGCCTGATGCAACAGAATCCGCAATTCCGGCAGTTTGTTGAGGCCAACCGGGGAAAAAGCCCGGAGCAGGTGGCACAGGAACACGGTT